TGTAGACTATGTACGTTTAGGTGAATTGCTTGATATGGATGTAAAGACCATCAGTGCAATATTACAGCCGCCAGGTAATACTGTTACCCTACACCGTGACACTTTCTTTAAATTTAAATCACAATATCCAGATGACAATCGTTTAAAAGTACGTGCTAACATTTATTTGGAAGATTGGCAACCTGGACACTTAATACACTATCAAGACCATAATAAAGAATGGCAGTGTAGTGATCATTGGCATGCAGGACAAGGTTACTTATGGGATAGTAATCATTTACATTTAAGTGGCAACTGTGGTCTTAAAGACAAATACACTCTTCAGATATCTGGTTTCTATACTAAATGACCGTAAGATATATTAGTTGCACAACAAGTGATCTTCCATATGACGGGTTAACTTTTATTAATTTCGACGGCAACGGTACTAATAATGACATTCAATTTTGTTATGGACATTTTGAGAACTTTCCAATTCATCAAGTGTACAGTAAACAGTGGATCGATTTGTTACCTAATCAAGATTTAAAATTAATACTGTATTGGCAACAAACTCCTGTGTTTAATAATTTAAGTCTACTGCCATCAACAATAAAAGATAGAATAAATTCTGATCCAAATGTATATTTGTTGTGTTGTGATTTGTTAGAAAGTGTAGCCTGGCCTGAACGTTACACAACCGGATGTCAGTCTGAGAATATTCGACCAGAAAAAGTTATTGTATTGACTAGCAATCATGAAATTAACAACAGTTGTATAAATGGAATACGATATTTTAGTGTTGAATTTTGGGAAAGTTTAACCAGACAACACTTTCGTTGGTTGGATACACTGTGTGATATGATCAGTATGGATCAAAGACAAATAGATATTCAGTCATCTAGTAAAAAGTTTATAAGTTTAAATCGTAATTTAAAAGCACACAGGATTGCTTGGAAATATGCAATGAGTACAAGTGGTGTGCAAAGTCAAGGACATGTAAGTTATCATTTACCTAATTTGAAAGGATACAAATGTGATTCAGATCATGACATGATTCTAAGAAATCAATGCAAGTCTTGGTTACCTGATGCTGAATTAGATGATATCGTACAACATCTAACTCCAATGAAGTTAGACGATTTAGACATCAATCATGTGCCTATAAGTTATAGTGATAGCATACTGTCTTACTATCGTGACAGTTTAGTAAGTTTTATAACAGAAAGCCACCATGACAGTGTATTCTTAACTGAAAAAACTTTCAAAGCAATTATAATGGGTCATCCATTTTTTATAATCGGTACACCCGAAATGCATGCAAGGCTACGTGAAAAAGGATATCATACATTTGAAAATCTTTTTGGGTATGATAAAATTGTAGACTATGATCAAATGTCTTCGGCATGTAGTAAAATGCGTGACTGTAACATAAATGAACTTAGAAATGAAATATTACAAAATTGGATGCCTTCTATTAGACATAATTTTGAATTATTTTTTGATTCACAATGTGACTGGAATATATTAGAAAATAAAATAAAAACCCAACTTTTTTCTTGACAATAAGACTTCTTGGTGCTATATTATAAGAGTAAGTTAAGGAGATAGTAAATGGGTGCTATGAAATCAATGATAATGGATGCTGAAGAGCAGTGCTGGGACCAAGTGTCCGACATTATTAAAGAAAGTGAACATGTGAGTGAAGCAATGAATCGAGCAAGTGCAGTGTTTGCACAAGCTGGTTTGATTGGCTACCTCAGTGTGTCAGACATTGACGAAGGTGTCAGTGAAATGTGGAACGAACAATGGAGTGCTTATGTCTAATATATTTGGTTATATTGTAACTGGCGGTATGATCAGCGGAGTTGTTATTGCTCTTGCGTTTGCAATCAACAGCGGTATACAATTGCCAGATGTTTACTTTAGCTACGCTACAGACGAGTGCGTCAAAGTAGTAAACTATGCGGAAGGACACAACTACACATGTGATAACCTTCCAACTAAATTTTATCATGTTTGGGTACAATAGGAGGTACACATGACCAACGAACTTCAAAATGCAATTGATGCAATGCGTAAAATTACTAATCAATCAGATCTCAATGAGCTCGCCAAAGAGTGGAAACTGCAAATGAACTACATTGGTGCTCAAGCCAAACGTGGTTTGAAAAAGGGCGATGTAATTGAATGGGAGTCACGTGGCATGGTACGCACAGGTACTATTGTTAAAATGAATCAAAAGACTATAGAAGTACAAGATGCAGGTGCTACTCCATTCGGACGCACTGTAACACGTATTCCAACGTCAATGATTGTTGGAAAGGTTGCAGCGTGAAGACACTAGACACGCATCAACAACTGTTTGTGATCACCGCAGAAGAATGCGGTGAACTCACACAAGTTTGTAGTAAGATTCTTCGTCGAGCCACAGTGGATGACAAGTATCAAGAAAAACTACTAGAAGAAGCAGGCGATGTTTACTGTATGTTGGATCTTATGGTGCAACACGGTTACCTAACATGGGACGATATTCAAAAAAGATCCAATGTTAAAAAAAGTAAATTGCTTAAATGGAGCAATTTAATAAAATAAATATCTTTATGATACACATAAAGACTGATCCCGTTGTGTTTACTTGGGAAGATATTGAACAGTTTAAACAAGACAATCCTAGAACTGAATACTGTTTGGAAACAGAGTATCAAGGAACACAATACGCTATATTCTACGGAGGCTTTCCTTGTCGTTATCAATGTGCATACTACACAGACGATCAATGGAAATGGGCCAACAAACCAGCAGTTGAAACATACGACAAAGACTGTGAATGGATAGAGGATTTAGAATTTGTTGCCGTCCAAGCAGATAATGGAGATGTTATCTACAGTAGATATCCTACAGAGCGCAGAACCAGCGATGACGGTAGCTGTTGGGTTCATGGCAATACTGTTAGTGATGCTAGCAGAAAAAGAACAATAACCTTATATAAAGGAAGAGTGGAGTACTGGCAATGAGTAAAAAGAAAGTTAGTTTCGAAGACGCACTAGGCAATGATGACTTTGGATTAATCATCGATAAAGATGGTAATCTTAAAGGGTTATTTGTTCCAGATAATGTAGATGACGAATTGGACTTTGTTCCTGATTCTATTGTACAAATCTTAGAAAAAGTCTATGGAATGGACATGGGCGATGAAGTCACAATGCATTGAGACGAGGACGTAAAAAAGATCCACGTGAATACATCGAGATGCGATGTAAACAGTTGATTGAGGACAGGCGCAAAGCCAAACAGCCAATCGACAAGGAATGGTATTGGCGAATTATCAGTGAATTACGCTATGTATTAGACGTAATGGATGATAAAAAAGATAAAAAAGATGTAGAAAAAGGTTGACAATAAGAGTTCTTGGTGCTATATTATATGAGTAAGTTAAGCAAACAGGAGTTACTAAATGCAGTTTTTTGAAATGACAGATCGCCAAATTCAAGCAACACAGTTGGGTGAGTATATGACTCAGTTAACATATCGTGTTGAAGATAATCAATTGGCTGTGGATCTAATGCGTGTTGCTGAAAAGCTCAGTGACCTTGATGCACTGTTTGGTACTCGATATGACAGAGATTTTAGTGCTAAAGAAAAAGCATTAGTAAACTGTGTCAAATCAATGATGGAAAAAAAGGTTGACAATGAGACATCTTGATGTTATGTTGTTAGTGTAAGTTAAGAAGAAATGAGTGAATATGAATAAGAATATAATACTAACAGACTGTGATGGTGTCCTACTTGATTGGGAGACTACTTTTGTTGAATGGATGGGTACAAAAGGCTTTACACCTGATCCCGGCGAATTTGGTTATGAAATGGCCAAGCGGTTTGGAATGAAAAAGCAAAAGGTCAAAGACCTGATTCGAGAGTTTAACGAAAGTGCTTGGATTGGTTATTTGAAGCCTTACAAAGATGCAGTGTGGGGAGTTGAACAACTTGCCGCTAAAGGTTGGCGGTTTGGTGCTATTACCAGTTTGAGTGAAGATGAATATGCTGGTAAACTTCGAGCTTACAACTTAGAACAATTGTTTGGAGATGTTTTTGAGTTTGTAGAGTGCATTGGCACTGGTGCTGATAAAGATGAATCTTTACTGCCTTACAAAGATAGTGGCTTGTACTGGATTGAAGACAAGCCTGAGAATGCAAAACTTGGCGCTGATATGGGCCTTAACACTATTATGTTACGGCATCAGCATAACGCTAACTTTACATACGACGGAGTTAAAGTTGTAGACAACTGGGCTCAGATTGTTAATTACGTTAATTAACTATGTTCGTCGTAAATTTGTAATACGTCTGCCACAACGGGATGTCTTTCGACGTCCCGTTTTTCAAATTGCACGTGACTAATGCTTTGACACTTTGCTGTGTCGAATTTGTTTAAAAAGTCTTTTAAACCATTATTTGTAAATCCTCTGTCATGTTGAGCAAGGTCACCTGTCACTACAATTTTACTGCCTTCACCGATACGTGTGAGCAACATTTTAGTTTGCTCCTGTGTTGCATTCTGCATTTCGTCAGCAATGATCCACGCACGTTTGAATGTACGTCCACGCATATATGCTAGTGGAGAGATTTCAATAGTCTTATCTTCTACCATTTTTAGCACTTGCTTGGGATTGTAATATTCTTCTAAGAAGTCAAATATTGGTCTGGTCCAGGGTTCCATTTTTTGTTTTAAATCGCCGGGTAAAAACCCGTGTTGTTCGTCAACACTAACGGCGGGTCTTGTAATAACAATACGATCCACTAGATTTTCCTCTAGTTTGCGGATACCCATTTGCACTGCCATCATGGTTTTGCCAGTACCCGCAGGTCCCGTAGCAAATACTATATGTTTGGAAGTGTCGTCTAGATATTCAAGAAGGTCTTCTTGATGCAAATTGCGTGGTAAAATCTGTAGTTTCTTTCTGCGGTAGTCTTGCAGTTCGATCACCATATCGTTAAATGAACCTTTCGGTTGTTGTTTTCTTGCTCTTTTAGCCATATTGTTGTAAACTCCATGTTATGTCTGCGAGCCCATGTTGTCTACACTAATACTTATACGAAAGGACTAAATACTAGCATGAAAGAGATTGAAGAACTAAAAGACACATTAGACAACCTCATTGACTCTAGCAGTGACTTAAACGTGCTTATAGAGTTTGAAGAGATGTTGGATAATTTGAATATCTATGCTTACAAGAACTGGGAGTACGGCGAAGTAATAGCTGGCCCAGAGGTAACTAGATATTGGATAACAGTAACACTAATGTACCCATACAAAATGATGCCAGATCCAGATGGAGCATTGAGATTGACCAAACATGGTGCTAGAGTATTTTTTGGCAAAGATACGTTTATGGAGCCAAAAAAGATCCAAACACCTGATGACTTAATGGCACCTGACCCAACAACAGGTAAGCGCAAACCAGTGCGTGTTAAAAAGCCAATTTGGTTAGTAACTATTGAAATGCCTAGACAGTTTGTGGATGATTTTGAATCAAACAAAATTACAATTAATGGTATGGATATCGATCTTGAGGAAGTAGAAGGTGCATACGACACTGACTACGATAATGAAATGAATCCAGATAAATCAGACTTAGGAGTCACAGATGACAGTTAAATTCGGCGAAATGCTTAACTTAGTAAATTCAACGATCAGTATTGATCAGTATAAACCTAAAATTGGCGAAGCGAACGAAACAGTTGTTGTTGCATTCGAAGTAATGCAAGAAGGAGCTGCAAAGGACCTGAGCAATCTTATTGAAACAGATGTAACAGAAAGTTTAGATGTTGACGTAAGTGAAGGCCCAAACACAGACGGAAACTATCTAGTGTTTGTAGAATTTACAAGAGATGAAAAACTACACAGTAACATAATGGAAATTATGAAAGCAGTCAGTAATGTAACGGAGATTACTGAATGGAAATACCAGTACTACAAAGGTGAAGGCACACAAGATCTCAATGAGGATAATCTTTCACAAACAGTTCTTGACAACCAAGAGCAGTATGTGTTAAAGTATAGTCAACCTAAGAATGAAGATCTTAATAGAGTAAAACAACTAGCAGGCTTATGAGCAAAGAAGAAATTCTAACGTTTGAAGGTACTGTTACTGAATGTTTACCAAACGCATTCTTTAGAGTTACACTAGAAAATAATCACGTGGTTACCGCCACAATTAGCGGAAAGATAAGAAGACACAATATTAATATACTGCTCAATGATAGAGTAGATGTAGAAGTTACGCCCTACGATTTACAAAAAGGACGTATTGTTTATAGGCACAGATAATGTTACACAGAATATATGGTACAATTATTATAGTAGGCATCCTAGGTGTAGTAGGATGGTTTGCATACCAGTACTATGTGGAAACACAAAATGCTATTAGACAACTCACCGCAAACAATGCTAAACTAGAAACTGCACAACAAACTACTCAAGCGGCATTTGATGCTTACCGTGAAAACGTAGAAGAAGAAATAAAAAACTTTAAAGAAGAATTGGTTAGACAACAAGCACTGAATGATGAGCTTGGCGCTAATCTTGAAGAAGTACAAAAAGCAAATCAAAAAATTGCTGGACTGTTAGCAAACACAGATATAATCAAAAACAGTTTAGCAGATCCAACGCAAAGTGAAAGAGCAATAAATGAACAAATTGACTTTATGTTCGGTGCTATTGGTTGTAGCACTGGGGGCGAGTGCATGCTCCAGCCTCCAGCCCGTGAAGGAAATAGTGACAGTGCCGACAGTGGTGGACAGTCCGCAAATTGAAGCACCTGCTATACGCATTGTGCCAAGGCCTGACCCAGTAGAACTTAAAAATGCAGACTTAGTTGTTGTTACAGAAAGTAACATCGACGAAGTTATTCAACGAATTAAAACAGAGCAAGGTGACTTTGTGTTGTATTCTATGACTGCACAAAGTTTTGAAAGTCTCGCACTAAACTTTGAACAAATTAAAAAGTTTATTGAAGAGCAAAATGCAATAATACTTTATTATGAAGAAGCAGTAACGCCTAAAGATGACTGATCCGTATAGTGTACTCGGTGTTAGTCGTAGTAGTAACGATGCTGAGATTAAAAGCGCATATCGCAAACTAGCAAAAAAGCATCATCCGGACATTGGTGGTGATCAAGCACAGTTTGCCAAGATCAGTTCAGCCTACGATAATATAAAGGATGCACAAGCCCGTCAAAATTTTGACAATCCACCGTCAAATTTCCAACAGTCGCAAAGTCCATTCTCTGAAAATTTTGATGATATATTCAGCAGTATGTTTGGTCAAGGTTTCAGACAAACAGTAAAACCCAACACAACTGTAACATTTCATGTGGATATACAAGACGTGTACAACTGTGCTACTAAAAATCTAAATATCAGTATGCCCAACGGCGCAAGTAAACCTGTTACTATTACAATACCCAAGGGTATACAGGATGGTAGCCAAGTTAGGTATCAGAGTATGGCACCAGACGGAGGTGATCTAATTGTAAACTACATTTTTAAAAATCATCCAAGTTATACAGTTATCGAAAGTGATGTACATGTAAAACTAGGAGTAAGTTTACGAGATGCACTAGTGGGATCAGAAAAAATTATTACAACTCTTGACAGCAAGCAGATAAAACTACATATTAAAAGTGGGACACAACCGGGTACTAAATTACGTATTCCTGAGAATGGAATGCCAAGACGCAATATGCCAAACGGAGATATGATAGTGGAAATAAAAGTATTACTGCCCAGTTTGAGAGTTTCTGATCTAGACAAATTAGTCAAAGATGTATTATAATAAGTATATTAATATAAGGTAAAAAAATGTCCAGCGATAGAATACAAGAATTAGTAGACAAAACATTTACACTGAGTAAAGACTACAAGCATCACTATGTTACCATAGAACACTTGTTGGCAATTATTATTGACACAGAAGAAATACAAGATATTTTTGCTGATATAGGTGTTGACCCCAAAGACGTAAGCAGAGATGTATACGATCATCTCGAACAAAGCGTGGAGAAGTGGGACGAAGAAAACTTCAAAGAACCTAAAAAGACAGTGATGTTGGAACGTGTGTTTCATAGAGCATTCACACAAGCACTGTTTAATGGTCGTAGTACCTTGGACACCAGAGACTTGTTGATCAGTATACTCAGTGAAGAAACTACGCCCGCGGCATTTTTATTGAATCAACGTGGTATAAACAGAGATTCGTTGGTAAGATTCTTAACAGATAATATAGATGACAGTGTAGACGACAGTAAGTCTCAATTAAACAAACAAGAACGATTGTTGCGCAAATATTGCGACAATCTAAATGAAAGCGCTGCACAAGGTAAAATTGATCCTATTGTTGGCAGAGAAGAACAATTGGAACAGTTGGTACAAACTATTTCTAGACGCAAAAAGAACAACGTTGTACTAGTTGGTGAAAGCGGAGTAGGTAAGACTGCTATTGCAGAAGGACTAGCAGACTTAATCAATGAAGATCGTGTGCCAGATATTATCAAAGGGCACACAGTATACAGTTTAGATATTGGCGCACTGTTAGCAGGTACTAAATTCAGAGGAGACTTTGAAGAACGTCTTAAAGAAGTGTTGGACATACTTGAAGAAAAAGACGATACTATACTGTTTATTGATGAGATACACATGATCATGGGTGCTGGTAATGCAGGACAAGGTGCAATGGACGTTGCTAACTTGCTAAAGCCTGCACTACAAACAGGCAAACTACGCTGTGTTGGCTCAACAACGTATGACGAATACAGAGAACATTTTGAAAAAGACAAGGCACTGAATAGAAGATTTTACAAAGTAGATGTGCCAGAGCCAAGCCCAGAAGATGCAAAACGTATTATTGTAAACAGTATACCTGCATACGAACTGTACCATAACGTAGCATATGAAAAAGAAGCACTGCACGGTGCAGTAGACTTAACACACCAATATTGGCACAATAGATTTTTACCAGACAAAGCATTTGATGTATTGGATGCGGCAGCGGCAAGACAAAAGCTACTGCCTGCAGAGCAACGCAAGCCTGTACTAGAACTGGATGACATACGTTATGAAGTTGCTAAACTAACACGTATTCCAGTTGATCAACTAGTACTAACCAAAGACAGCGAATACAAAAAAGAAGCACAAATTGATATTGAAAAAGCTCTACAAACCAAAGTGTTTGGACAAGACGAAGCACTGGAAAGACTTGCAGACAGTATCTACATTGCTAAAGCAGGACTTAAAGATCCTAACAAGCCAATTGGAAACTATTTGTTTACAGGTCCAACTGGTGTTGGTAAAACAGAAACAGCCAAACAGTTGAGCAGTATTATGAGCATGGAACTTGTACGTTTTGATATGAGTGAATATCAAGAACGACACACAGTTGCAAAACTTATTGGCGCACCTCCAGGGTATGTGGGATATGGCGAAGGCGGACAAGGCAGTGGACTACTAATTAATAAACTAGAAGAACATCCTAACTGTATACTACTGCTGGATGAGATTGAAAAAGCACACCCAGATGTAAGCAATGTACTACTACAGATCATGGACAATGGTATGGTAAGCTCAAGCGATGGCAAAAGTGTAAGCGCACGTAATGCTATTGTTATCCTAACTTCAAACTTAGGTGCAAGAGATGCAGAAAAGCATGGTATTGGTTTTGGGTCAAGCGACAGCAACAACGAAGCACAAGACCAAGCAGTAAAAAGTTTCTTTGCTCCAGAGTTTAGAAACAGACTTGATGCAGTTGTACAGTTCAAAAAACTAGACAACAAACTAATGAGAAAAGTTACTGTAAAGTTCTTAGGAGAACTAGATGCTATGCTAGCACCACGCAATGTTGTAATGGAATACGACGACACAGTTGTAGATTGGTTAACTCGCAAAGGCTTTACACCTAGTATGGGTGCTAGACCAATGGCAAGAATTATCAATGAAAAGATTAAGAAACCATTGGCTAAACAAATACTATTCGGTACAGATGTAGACTTGGTAAAATTGAGTATAAAAGATGACACAATCGATATCAGAACAGATAAGATCTAGAACCGATTTTGTTCTAAACACAAAAGTATTTTATAAAAAACACACTTGGCGTGTAGCATTCTTTCAACCAAGTTGGCGAGATAAAGAAGTATATCTCAAAGATGCTTGGTATAGAAATCGTATGATAGAAAAATATCTCAGAGAATACGAGCCTGTGAGTAAAACTAGAGCTGATAGTAGTTTTTTTGTTTACTTAACTAAGCCAGATTGTATCCCTGAATTGCTAGAACGTTGGGGAGAAGATGTTATACAAATAACAGGACCTATCAGTAGCAAGCACCAAGATATCATGCTTGAAGATCTACAAGTTGTTACTCGTAGTAAATTATGGTATAACAAATATAGATATAAAATAAGCAGTCAACGACATGGTCAATCAGATCATGAAATATTCGAAGACATGCAGGAATTTTGTATGGATACATTTGAAAGAGACAATTACAAGTTAAATGATACATTTAGAATGTACAGTGTTACAAAACAACGTAAACAATCATCACAGCCAGTAACAAGTGGACAATACAGATATAAATGGATAAACACACATTTTTTTCCGTTTACAGCCACAGGTAGTATATATCTAACTGAGCATGATGACGTTGTTACACTGCATATGATGTACAAAAAGTACATAACCAAGAGTTTGAAAGTAATCACCTTTGACGAATTAGAATAAATATAGTTAGAAAGGTGATTACTATGGCAAAATTAAACGAAGATATGGTTGTTATCAAAGTAAGCGAACTGCTGAAAGATAGTGATGAGGGTCGAAAAATTCTTGACCACGAAATAGTAAGTACTATTGAAGCCGCTGTCCAAGAATTAGTTGGACCTGGCAAATTAGTCGAGATCATACAAGAACAATGAGTACACAAAGCACAGAGATCCTAGCACACAAAGAAGAACTATCATACACAGGTGATAAGTTTAAAGCAGATGGCGCTTATGGCGCAACAGACGGCTTGCACACTGTAAGTTGGAAATTAAACGAGTTCAAAGGACGCTTTTGGATTGAATGCAGTTTGGTAACAACGCCAACAGACAGTGATTGGTTTGCTATTCCCATTGGTAGCGGAACAGACTATAAAGAATACACAAGCCAAACTACCATAACTGAAGCGAATACTTTTACTGTGAATGCAGTCTGGGTTAGAGCAAGAGTTGACAGAAGTGCTATTACACCTGCTCCAAGTAGCTATAGTCAAGCTACACTAGGGTCAGTTGATACAGTGCTATTAAATCATTAAGGACAACACATGAAAGCCAAAGAGTTTACAATTAATGTACCAATTAACATCAAGATCAACGGTGACGGCGATCCTGAGATTGATGTTGCTGGCGATGGGAATGATCCACAACCAGGGCAAGATGTGATGGATCCTAATCCAGTAATGGTACCTCCACTACAACAAAATATTGAATTAAAAAAAGCTGCCTTGGGTAAAGAAGGCGATGTTGTTGACAAGATCACACAAGACCAAGATCAAAGTGATCCACTAGAAGATGTTGACGATGGCAAAAACAAACTGGTAGGAGTAGTATTCGCTGGAGACGATAGCCATTTAGAGGACTAAGCGGATGCCTATTCAAAAGTTTGTAACAAGCGAAAAGAATAACATTTCAATTGCAAATTTTATAGGAGAAAAGGATCGACTTTTCTTTGACGTAGCCACACGAACATTTAGACTCAGCGATGGTGTAACACCCGGCGGACTAGTAATTAATACTGGAGGAGGCGGTGGCGGCAGTTTAACAGGCATCAATGACTATACTACTGGCCCTGTAATGGAACTAACAGATGTTAATGTTAGTGTTGAAAATAGTTTTACACTTGAAACAGATCAAGGCTTACAACCTGCTAAAAGCACCAGTTTTATACTATACGGTGAAACAACCAACAATGCACTAACAGAACTTTTCAGAGACGCTAGCAGTAACAGAATTGCACTTACCAACCAAACAACATATTTTTATGAAGCAGAAGTTGTTGGCAGAGGCAATGCCAGTAACAGACATGCAGCATTTCAATTCAAGGGTGCAGTAGACTATAATCAAGCAGGCAATGTATTGAGTATCAATGCACAAAAAGAAATTATACACGCAGGAGATACTTATTTGTACGATGTTACATTGGATGCAGACAATACAAATAAAGCAATTGCAATCAAAGTAAATGGCGATAATAGTGAAACAATGCGGTGGAGTGCGCTTGTAAAACTCACTGAAGTGACCCATACGTGATAAATAAATGTATAAGTTCACAAAGGTGTGAGCGAGAGAAAACAGGAGAAACGTTATGGCATTAACAACAGCCGCAAAATATCTATCAGCCAGCAATGGTTTAGGTTCAAAAACACACATCTGCACATTCGGTAAAACAAGCATTACTGAAGATGAAATTGCAGCAGCAATTAAATTTGCAGAAGACGAAGGCAACTCAGTTGCTGGAATCGAAGTAACAAGTGCAAACAGTGTTGCAGTAGCACTTCAAGGCGCTGGCATCACAGCAGGTTCTAACTACGGTGTAGGTTCAACAGGCGTAACAGCTGCAGTTGCACACACATTTGAATTATAAGTCTTAAAAAATTACAAAGAGAAAGCCTCGCATTATGCGGGGCTTTTTTTATAAATACAGTTAGAAAAAGGAGACACAATTATGGTAGCTCGTAATCCAAATAACTTAAATGCATTTAGTCACTTCAATGGCATTGGCGGTGAAATTGAGTGCTTCACAATTGATGGTGGCGCAACTCTAGCAAACGAAACTAATCCAGGCGAAGCAATGGACTTCATTACACGGGTAATTGAAGAAAAATGCACAATTATCGCTGTTGGTGCTGAAGATGGCGCCGGCGCTTTTAGAATTATGGTACAAGGTAGTCTATGGACTGCTGGTGATCTACAAACAGCAATCAGAGCTCTTGGTGCAACTGTAGGTACAAACAACTATAATGCAACCGGTGCAACAGTTGTAGACTTTGCATTTTAAATTATCCCCCAGCAAAAAAGGGCGTACTTAGATGCGTCCTTTTTTTATGACTGCAAATAAATACTAGTGCAGACATAGGAGTGAAACCAAATGAATACCAATAGTTTCTGGTGGAAAGCACCAGAGTATTTTAGTAGATGGAGACTGTTCCCAAGAGCATTTATCACAATGTACATTTATCTTTTGTACAAAACTGTTATATGGTTCCAAGAACTTCCAGCACCAACAATGGAACAAGCTGGCTTAGTAAGTGTAATAGTAGGTGCAGGAGCAGCATGGTTTGGATTGTATGTAAACAGCACCAGCAGTAAACATACACCAGTGCCAGAAGCAACAGGCGCTATGCCAACCAGCAGTAGTTCAAAAAGGGTAAATACTGATAGAACAGAAGTAGTTGTCGACGACAGCGATGATCTACCAGCACCAGTTAGAAGAATGTAATGCAAGATTTTTATATACAACAACGCACAAGTAAAACACTCAACGCAGATGAAATTCAGCGTTGGTTTCTTACCGTTGAAATGCTAGCACCAGATGGGATAGTAGCAGGTGATGACAATACATGTGAATTTGTATTGGCAACACAAGACAATGATTTACTATATCGTATACCTTTAGTAAGACATCTTACTTCACAAGAAGCAGAACGTATTGTTGAAGGTTATATGCGTGTTACTGAACACGACTTTAGTATTGAAACTAGCAATGTATATAGAGCAGATGCAGATTTTGGGCATCCTTTTGAAACTGAAATACAGATGGAACAAGGTGCCCAAGACATTCTCAAAGACACTTACAAAAGACAAGCACATAATGAATGGATCAAAGGTATGATGGACAAAGGTTATCGTTATGGCTTAAACATGAGTATCAATGAAAAAACACACCCGGCGATGCGTCCGTGGGACGATTTACCAGAAAGCTATCAGCGTATGCCTGCTATAACTGACAAAAAGCTACTGGACTATTATAGCAAAAATATTAATAAATTCACTTGACAAGTAAGACTTCTTGTGTTACATTAATAATATAACTTGTTTAGGAGTCTACTATGAATTACATTGTAACCGAACCCGGTTTAACGCATCTTACATATGCACAAAAATTAACCCCTGCAACATACGCTGTGTTAGTAAAAGCATTCGGAGCCGACGACCACTTTTCTGTTGCTCCTTACAGTGTTGCACTACAACAGCAACTTCGTAAAGACCATCCAACAGATTCTTACAATCAATCTCAAAAATCTTTAGTCGAGTCTGTTGCACATTATGTATGACCTAAAATTTACAACAGCAGGTGACTTCTTAAAGTCACAAGAAACTAAACGTATCGGGTTTGCATGCAAGTACATGCACCCGGACCAAACACAAAAGAAAAAAGTCTTAGAAGAGCTACAGCGACCACTAACGGAACGTAGCACAACTATTACATGGCTTAATCGCCAAACAAGAGACGTAGCAGAAGAACGTATGTGGGATATTATGGAACACAACGGAGCGGCTGCACTACGTCTAATAGAATATGTAGGAGGATTACCAGATGCTCTTAGAATGGTACGTCTTGGAAGTAATCAGCTACCTGCTTATACTCAGCATGACTGGAGTTATTATTGGCATAAGCCTGATGTCAGACAAAGAGCAGAAAAACTCTATGCAAGAGTGGGTGAAGCTGCACGCCGCCTTGATGTTCGCTTGTCTATGCATCCTGGGCAGTTTACTGTCTTGGCAAGTGATAATCCTGATATTGTAAATAGAAGTATAGAGGAGTTTGAATATCATGCGGATATCATCAGGTGGATGGGCTACGGTCAAAAGTGGCAAGACTTCAAGTGTAACGTCCACATCTCAGGCAGACAAGGTCCAGCCGGTATCAAAGCCGTCCTTCCAAGACTGTCTACAGAAGCACGAAACTGTATTACTATTGAAAACGACGAAAACTCCTGGGGGCTCGAAGCCAGCCTAGAACTAGAAAAAGATGTTGCACTGGTGTTGGATATACATCATCATTGGTGTCACAGTGGAGGAGAATATATTGACAGAACTGACGATCGCTGTAAACGTATTATTGACAGCTGGCGTGGCGTACGTCCTAGTATGCACTACAGTGTCAGTCGTGAAGACTTGCTGGTTGATCATCGAATCGATCAAAAGCCTGACTTCCAAAGACTATTAGAACAAGGCTTTAAGAAAGCAAAATTACGAGCGCACAGTGACTACATGTGGAATACGGCAGTCAATGAATGGGCTAGCACGTTTCGTAATGACTTTGACATTATGGTAGAAGCAAAGTGCAAAAACTTGGCAAGTATTCCGTTTGAAGAAAGTATGTAATGATTTTATATCTTAAAACACATAATGTTACAGGTATGAAGTATCTTGGACAAACAACTAGAAATCCATACAAATATGAGGGATCTGGCGTTTATTGGAGACGGCACATAGAGATGCATGGCAATAATGTAACAACTGAAATACTTTACCAGAGTGACAACCAAGACAATTTTGAAAAGGTTTGTATAGACTACTCAGCAAAATTTGATGTTGTTAATAATAAAATGTTTGCAAATCTAATTGAGGAACATGGAAATTCACTTGGTGGTAAAGCTAATCCCAACTACAAGACTGGCAAGTATACAGGTCGTTTAGATAATCCTGAACTATATAAACAGTTAGACAGAGATCACCATTCTGCACAATGGGATAATAAAAAAGAATATGCACATCCTAGAATGAACTTTTATCATCATAAACGTATAGGTAATAAAGAACGTGCTGAATATTATTGGAATATATGGTATAGCATGGCTCCTAAGAAAAGTAATAATAGACAAGCACTCTGGAAAACAGATACATTTGAAATGTGGTATAATCGTAAAGGCAACGATTTAGACTTTAGAGAGAAATACAACTAATATGATTAATAGAGTTACCCCATCACAACTAGCTGATCTGGCAATGCACATAGATCAGGCTGATCCTATTGATTGGGGAATGTTAAGTATAAAAGAAGAAGATGCATATCTAATGATGGCACAACAAGTGTTGGATATGATTAGAGAAATTGAAGATGAAAAGCAACTATTAGTTGCCGCCGCAAGTTTAACAAAACTAACTGTGGAAAACTTTGTGCTTAATACTCAACTATATCAAAACACAACTTTGAGTCCTGATAAGCATAAATAATAGCAACAGGGGATTTTGATATGGCAAAACAAGATTTAAATTTAGGCGCCACACCTAACGATGGTACAGGCGATCCACTCCGTGATGCAATGGACAAAGTTAATGATAACTTTCTTGAAGTTTATAATGCATTGGGCGGAAGCACACCAACTACCATTGTTAACAGTGGACAACTAGAACTAACAGGTTCTAACAAAATTACATTTTTATATTCAGACTTAGCATCATTACCATCAGCATCAAGCTACCATGGTATGTTTGCTCATGTA